GGTAAAGGTGGAAAATTAGATAATGCATCTGATACAACTTTCTATTATGATGGAACTGAAAGTGGTGGTCATTATGCAAACTTAGACATACACGGAAGTAATAATAATGTTGCAGGTTGGCAGGCAAATTCAGGTAATGGTGGACACACATATAATCAGTTAATCTTTAGTAGTTATAATGATGTGTATGTAGAACAACGAGGCGATGGTGCAAAGACTCTTAACTTAACAATTAGTAATAACGATAATGATGTTCAAGTGGTTCAAAAGAATACTGGACACACAGCAACAATTAACTTGTCAGGTAGTTATGGAACTACATTAAATCTTTTACAACAAGGATATACATCACAGTCATATTCACTTTCTCAGAATTGTCAAACGACTACAGGTTGTTCAGTATCAGTCACACAAGGTCAATAATATGGCATATTCACAAAAAGTAATAGATAGATTCGAGGGTGTTCTTAATGCACCCGAACAATTCTCAGTTGGTAGATTCGACCCCAACGACCCTAATGTTGCAACAGGAATGGCAGGAGCTCCTGCTTGTGGTGATGTAATGAAACTGCAACTTAAGTTAGACGAAAACGAAATGATAGTAGATGTAAAGTTTAAGACCTATGGTTGTGGAAGTGCAATTGCATCCAGTTCAATGTTTGTAGATTTACTCAAAGGGAAAACTATGGAAGAAGCAAAACTTATTAAAGATAAAGATATTGCAGAAGCACTAGAACTTCCACCAATCAAATTACACTGTAGTGTTCTTGCAGAAGACTCAATCAGAAAAGCAATAGAGGACTGGGAAAGTAATGGATAAGAGAGTAGTAGAACTAGTAAACGAATATCGTATTAAAAGAAGACAAAAAATGTGGTCAGGAATTTGGTCTGCATTTCTCGGACTTTCATTAATAGGTGTTTGTCTCTATATATTCTTCTTTGCTTGGCCGACAGTTGTATAGCTGGAAAACAGTCCTCATCACCATTGGTGTATTTGTAGGACTTAAAATTTGGTCTCCATATCTAGTAGAAAATATTAAGTGGTCTTACTTTGATGTTCTTCATCAGAGTCAGGAAACAGTTCAGGTTGATGACATCGTCTTAGTAGACATAGACGAGAAGTCACTTGAAGTGTTTGGTCAGTATCCTATTAAACGTAGTATCTATAGGGATATCCTGCTTGACACTCATTACACTAACACACATGTTTTCACTCAACTCTTCAATCAACCTGATAGAAATTCAGGAGAAGATGAAATCTTTGCAGAAGGATTAGTTAATAGATTAACCATTCTTGCATCAGCACCTACCATACAAAAGGACACTGGTTCTGCACCCTTCGTAGGAAACTCTACCTTTGGGGGTGGAAAGGCAACAGACCACTTATGGAACTTCTCAGGAATCTCAAGTCCTATCAGGATACTTCAGGACAATACTTACGGAGTTGGGGTCACTGTTGCAACACCTAGTGTTAATGGAACACCAAATTTTGATGGAACGACAAGGTCTATCCCTTTAATCATAACTGCAAACGAACAGGTATATCCGTCACTTGCACTAGAAACACTTCGTGCATTTAAAGACCAACCTTCGTATCAGACTAGAATTACAGAAGTCGGAGTAGAGTGGGTTAGAATGGGTAGAGACAAACCTATCACTACCACTGCAACCAGTGATGTTATGGTATCCTATTGGAATGAGTTCCAACGGGTTTCTGCTGTTGACTTACCTAATCTAAATCTTACTAATAAAATTCTGATATGGGGTTTGACTGCAGAGGGATTAAATAATCCAGTTTCAACTCCAGTGGGTGTATTGTATCCTCACGAAGTGCAAGCGAACCATATCCAAACCGTCTTGTCAGGAGTTCAAATACAACAATCCTACTATCTTGAATTACTTGAGATTGTTCTTCTGTTGACAGTTCTTGTAATGATATTGGTGATGGTTTACAAACTTCCCACAATTCTTTCGGGGATAATGAGTCTAACACTTGTAGGACTTCAGGTGGGTGGGAGTTATTATATTTGGACTTCAAGTCTCGTTCTTTTCGATACCTTCTTTTCATCAATTGCCTCCTTGATTGTTTTTGGTCATGCCTCTTTCAATCAATACTATACAACCTACAAACTCAAAGAAGAAATTAAGAAGCAGTTCCAAAAGTATTTATCTCCCGACATGGTTGACCAACTTGCAGAGAATCCCGATTTACTTAAACTAGGTGGAGATAGAAAAGAACTTACATTCATGTTCATGGACATATGTGGATTCACACCTATATCAGAACACTATATGAAACAGGACGACCCCGAAGGATTGGTAGAACTTATCAATAGATTCCTCGACATGCAGACCAAGATAATCCTAAATAATAATGGAACTATCGACAAGTATATGGGCGACTGTATTATGAGTTTTTGGAATGCACCTTTAGATTGTCCCGACCATGCCGAGATGGCAGTAAAGTCTGCAATAGAAATTTTAGAAGCAACAAAGGAACTCAATGAAGAACTCAAACCGCTTAATCTTCCACCCATTAACGTGGGTATTGGGATTAATACTGGTGAGTGCATCGTTGGAAATATGGGGTCAGAACTTAGATTTGACTATTCCGTCATTGGAGATGCAGTCAACCTCGGTGCTAGACTTGAGGGACAAACAAGAAATTATGATGGGGTTGACGTGTTGTTGGGACAAGAAACATATCGACAGTGTCCAAACAGAGTATTCACTAGAGTCGACTCTATTACAGTTAAAGGAAAATCAGAACCAGTCGTGGTTTACACTATCTGAACGACCTACTGGTCTTCAGTGGACTACATTCATAACACTTCAACTTGCAGATATCTATACCACATATCGTGGTCTCAAATATGATTGTGTCAAAGAACTCAATCCTTTCCTTGGTGAATCACCTTCTGTTCCAAGAATTTTTGCAGTTAAAACTGCAGTCCTTGTTCCTGCTATAGAGGCAGATATTAAAAATGAGAGAATATCACCACAAGTATTCAATGAGATGAACTTCTTAATGTCTATGGTGATTGCAAGTAATCTTGATGCATTGAGATATGCAAAAGAGAGTTGCAGAAAATTGTAAAAACCCCCTTGAAATTTCAAAAAAAACCCATATAATAGTAGTATGGTGTTATAAATACCATTGTTAGAGAACTTCAAAAGAGCTCGGATTTTGGAACTAGGATTGGGCAACGCCGACATCTAGTGACCCCATTTCTTAAAAAGAGCTCGGTTCTCGAACATTAACGCAATGCTCATTAGAGGTTGCATATTATAAACTTGCTTAATAAAGGAGAAAACTATGACTATCTATGACGATGTCTTCGGGAAATCATTCCCATTCGCAATTGGGTTCGACAGAACTCTACAACTATTAGAACGTGCTGATACACATTCTAATGTAAACTATCCACCTTACAATATTGTAAAAGTCGATGCAGAGAATTTTGTAATCGAACTTGCAGTTGCTGGTTTCAGTAAGAAAGATGTTTCAATCTCAAAAGAGAAAGAAGTTCTTACCATTAAAGGTGAACAGGAAAAGAGTGACAGTAAAGAGTTTGTTCATCAAGGACTCTCTTCAAGAAACTTTACTAGAAGGTTTACACTAGCAGACGATATTATCGTCAATGGTGCAGACATGAAAGATGGTATTCTGAAGGTTTCACTTGAGAGAATAATACCCGAGGAAGACAAACCTCAAGAAATCAAAATTTCTTAAAAAACCACCTATACAGATACACCTATTTGTAATATAATGGGTGTATCTTTTTATATATTATGGAGAAAAAATGGAAGAAGTACATATGGGTTTGCCTCTAGTTGAGGGACAAGAAGTACCTAACGTAAACTTAACAATAAGAGTTGATGGTGAGTTCGTTCAACTAAACACAAAAGAACAATTTGCAAATAAAAGAGTAATACTGTTTGCATTGCCTGGCGCATTCACACCAACATGTTCAACACAACAATTGCCTGGCTTTGAAGAAAAGTTTGCAGAGTTCCAAGAAAAAGGAATTGATGAGATATATTGTATATCTGTAAATGATTCATTCGTAATGAACGCATGGTTTGAATCACAAAACATTACTAATGTTTTCCCACTTCCCGATGGAAATGGAGAGTTCACTCACAAAATTGGTGCAGAATGTAAAAAGTCAAACTTAGGATTTGGATACAGGTCTTGGAGATATGCATTAGTGATTAATGATGGCAAAGTAGAAAAAATGTTCATAGAAGAAGGTTTTGGTGATAATGTCGAATCCGACCCATATGAAGTTTCCACACCCGAGAATGTGCTAAATACATTGTAATGAACGAATATTTCAGATATACTCTTAAAGACTTAGAAGAAAACTCTGCACAAAAGAAGTTTAATTATATAACTTTCTTTGCTGGTGGTGGAGGTTCTTCTTGTGCTTATAAACTTGAAGGTGGAGACTGTAGATATATGAATGAGTTTCAACAACTACATGTTGATACTTACCTTCAAAACTTTCCCAATACAATTCATGAATGCAAAGACATTAAAGAAGTCACTGGAAAGGGTATTATGGAACTTAGTGGACTCGAAGTTGGAGAAATTGATATTTTAGATGCAAGTCCTCCTTGTCCACCATTCTCTATGGCAGGTTCTAAACGTGAAGGTTGGAACAAAGAAAAGATTGCATATGGAATGAAACAAACTAACATTGAAGATTTGACTTGGGAAGTAATTAGAATTACTGGAGAACTAAAACCTAAAGTTGTTATATGTGAAAACGTAAAGGGTCTTACAATGGATTATGCAAAAGACCATCTAATCAGAATGATTCAAGACTTTGAAGCAGAAGGATATTCTGCAGTGTATAAGGTTATGAAAGGACAGGAACATGGAGTCCCACAAAAAAGAGAAAGAACATTTATACTTGCAGTTCGTAATGATGTTTTAGATAAAATAGGAATGCCATGGATGGTATTAGGAAGTGTATTTCCCGAACCATCTGAAAAGGAATGGACTGTAAGAGATGCAATTGAAGATTTACAAGATGATGAAGAGAATATAGTAGATGCAACTTACTTAGAAGAAGCAATGAGAACATCTTCTAAATCCCATTGGGTTTTTGGATTTGAAACTCATCCCGACTTTCCAAACTCTGGCCCGTGTTTAGGAATGAGAGGAATCAATGACAGAGATAGAGTGATAAGTATTGGGGATGATATTGTTGGCCCATGGTTTAAAACACAAATCAAAAATGGAATCATAGACCCCGAAGATGAAAAACACTCTTATTACATGTCAAGAATAGTTCCGTGGAATCAAGCAGCACATTCTTTAACCGAACAAGGATGTCAACCAAAATTTATGGGTGGTAATCATTTCCATCCAAGTGGAGAAAGAATATATACTCCAAAGGAATTACAAAGAATTATGACTTTACCCGATGATTATAAATCAACAGGAGACTATAATGATAAAGGTGCAAGAATAGGATTAATGGTTGCACCTCTATGCTTAAGAACACTTGTAGAAAGTGTCAATACAAACATATTGGAGAAGTACAATGTCGATTAGAACACACACCCCAAAGGTAGACCATGGTTTTGCATGGACTAAAGAAAAATACAATGGTCAGTGGTTAGATGGAAGTGAGATTACTGATTTAGTTTCTACTGTAGGAACAACAGATGAACTAACTAAGATTTATAAACCAGTATCAACCCTTGGAGAAGAACCACCATTACTAGCATGTATTGTTAAAGGTGTTTACACTGGTGAGAAACTAGAAGAACTCAGAAAGACAGTTCAATCTATTGAAGAAGTATCTACACTTCGTGCAAATGCAGCTGGCCCCATTGACCATGAGGAAATGAAAAAGAAAGGATTGATTGAAGGAGTTCATTATAAAATGAGAACACCAAATTCATACTATCCTATAAAGAAAAATGGTCAGTTCAATCGTATTGCAGAAGCAAATCCTATTCATTCTATTTTTATGGGACATAAGAGAGGAAGATTTACAGGAATGATTGGACTTAGTGGTTGGTCTAAACTTGCAAGAAACAGAGAAAAATGGGAAAGTATGCAGGATATAGCATTACTAAATGAGATTGCATTAAAGAAAGGTGCGCCAGAGGTATGGAGAAAACAAAGAGAATTTTGTGATGAATGTGTTGACCCAAAATATACATTAAAGGGAGCCCCGTTCACTTCTATATCTGCAAACAAATATTCTTATGTTGAAGGTGCAGGAAAAATGTCTGCACATGTTGATGGTGATGATTTAGATTTTGGTATGACGACCATGTGTGTATTCCGTTGCGGAGATTACAAAGGTGCATACCTATCATTCCCAAGATATGGTATAGGAATTGATGCTGACGATGGTGATGTAATTATTGCAGACTCAAATGAAATACATGGAGTGACACAAATAGAAGGAACAGGTGTTAGACATACTTGTGTTGCATATTGTGGAAGTGATGTTGCAACAAAAGGTGTAAGAGGTAAAACAGAGAATCCTATTGGCCATCATCATAGAGACAAACATGGTAGTTTAGATACTTTCTTAAGTTAAAATGACCGAACTATTCAACAGTAAAGTTTACAGAGTTGTAGAAAATCCCCATCATGAAGATGCAGGGATAGAACTTACTGGTGGTGAATGGGATGGTTTAGTTTATCAATATGGAAAGGTTCATATGGAAGACGGCAAACCTCATTTAAACTTTGAGAGAACTATAAGAAGATTACCAAATGGAGTTGAAAACTCAGAAGAAGCACTTACAGATTTACTAAATAATAAGGAATTAAATACATTAATGGGTGATATTCTAGTCGAAGTCATGCAGGAACAAATAAGGAAAGAGAATGAACCAAGAGATACTAAAGGAACAGATTAAGAGACATGAGGGAGAAGTCCTCGAAATTTACGAAGACTCATTAGGATACTTAACTTTTGGAGTCGGCCACTTAATTAAAGAAGACGATGATGAATACGGATTACCAGTAGGAACACCAGTTTCACAAGGAAGAGTTGATGATGTTTATGCAATTGACTTTATAAAACACGTTAATGAAACTATTCATTTATTTGAATCAAAAGGTGGAGAAGATTTCTATGCACTACCCGAAGACATTCAACACGTTTTAGTTAACATGACATTCAACTTAGGTGGAACAAGATTCGGTAAGTTCAATAACATGTGGAAAGGTGTTGTTGCTTGTGACTGGGAAAAGGTTGCAGTCGAAATGGAAGACTCTAAGTGGTTTGGACAGGTCGGAAGACGAAGTGTTGAACTACAAGAGATGGTAAGGAACTGTGGATAATATTAAAGCAGTAAAATTACTTGGTGGTGATATAATCATGGGTCAAGTAAAGAGAGATTTTTTTGGTAATATAACTATTATAGAACCACAACAATGTATTATCAATGTTGACGAAGGTAAAATGGAAGTATTACTTGCTGACTGGATTCCCTTTGCAATGAAATATGAATTTAAACTACATAAAAAAGACATAGTCACAGTGTTTGATGTCAGACCCCAATTATTAACAAACTATAAAGTGAGAACAGGTAATAACAAAAGATGATAGATTTTTTATCAGAAAACAGAACTAACTTTCTTGCTCTAATAGATGAGACTGAAGATTTAGATGTTGTCAATGCACGACTAAAACATTTTTTAGAAATTTGTGATGATATTGATATCTCATCAAATTCAGATTTAGTATCTGCATATAACACTATTGATGCAGAACTTAACACAAGAGGTATTACACATACACCTATAACCCCACTACCACAGGCACCAACATCATGAGCAGAGAAACATTATTAAGAGCATTACAATCACAATATCAAGGTCAAATGGATATTGCAATGGCAAACATTAAAGTATACCAAGGCAACCCTGCAGGTATTGGAGAACATCCCGATGTTGCAGAAGCACTTGACACTCAAGTAGAAAAGTATGCAAACGCAAAAGAAAAATACGAAGCAGTTGCAGAAATTTTAAATCAAAAAGCCCAAACTACATTGACAGAATAGTATCCTTATAGTATAATTACTATATGGATTTCTACACTAATGTCTGCAGAACCCGTGACAAAATTCTAGTCACTGGATACCAAGGAAACAAAAAACAAAAACTATCGGTCTCATATAGACCTAAACACTTTGTGCAATCTAAAAAAGGAGACACTGCTTACAAGTCCTTGGATGGTAGACCACTTGAAGTTGTTGAACTTAACTCAATGGGTGGTGCAAGAAAGTTTAGAGAACAGTATGCAGGAACACAAGGATTTGATATCCATGGATACGATAGATACATTTACACCTATATTGCAGACAAGTGGCCAACAGAAGTTGAGTGGGATTATACCAAAGTAAAAATTGCAACACTTGATATTGAGTGTGAATCAGAAAACGGATTTCCCGAACCAACACTTGCACAAGAGAAAGTCAATGCAATAACAATCAAACCATTCAGACATAATGCACATACATTTGGTATTGGTCGATGGGATGAATGTCCTAGTAATGTTGTTTACTATGAGTGTAAAGATGAGGCACATCTATTAGAGGAGTTCATCAAACACTGGAGGAAAGCATCCTATGATATTATTACTGGTTGGAATGTAGATTCATTTGATATCACATATCTTTGTAATCGTATTGATAGGTTGTTTGGTGAAGACCAACACAAAAGATTATCCCCATGGAACATGTCTGATTTTAGAGAGTTCACCTCTTACGGATATCAGAAGAATCAGAAATATACTTTATATGGAATCAATGTTATTGACTATATGGAATTGTATCAGAAGAGAACCTTTGTTAATCAAGAATCATATTCATTGAATCATATATCTCATGTTGAACTAGGTAAGGCAAAACTAGATTACTCAGAACATGGTTCACTACATGGTCTTTACAAAAATGACTACTCCAAGTATCTTGCATACAATGTACAGGATGTTGTCCTTGTAGAAGACTTGGAAGAAAAACTTGGTCTATTAGAATTAACTATGACAATGTCATATGATGCCAAGTGTAATTACTCTGATACTTTTGGAATGGTAAAGTACTGGGAAACTATTATATACAACTTCCTTAAGAAACAGAATATTCAAACACCACCACAAAAATTAAAACAGACTAAAACACATTCAATTGTTGGTGCATATGTAAAGGAACCCCTCGTAGGGAAACATGATTGGGTAATGTCATTTGACTTGAACTCACTCTATCCACATTTAATTATGCAGTTCAATATATCACCCGAGACAATAGTCAAAGGTGGTCAGAGAATGGATGTGACCATTCAGAATATGCTTGATGGTGAATCAGACCTATCTCCGCTTAAGAAGTCCAACAGAACAGTTGCACCCAATGGTGTTATGTTCAAACGTGATAAACAAGGATTCCTTCCCGAACTCATGGAAACATTCTATGATGAAAGAAAGATGTGGAAGAAGAGGATGATTGCATATCAACAAGAGAAAGAAGTTTGTAAAGAACCTAAACGAAAGAAAGAACTAGAGAGTCTTATCAAACGTGCATACAACAATCAACAGGTTCGTAAGATTGCACTTAACTCTGCATATGGAGCTCTTGCAAATCAATACTTTGCATTCTTTGACCCAAACCTTGCAGAAGCAATTACCATGTCGGGTCAGTTGGTTATTAAGGTTGCAGAAAAAACTATTAACACTTGGATGAATAATGTCCTTAAAACAGAAGACGAAGATTATGTAATTGCAATGGATACGGACTCAGTATACATAACTTTTGATAAACTAGTGTCACAAGTGTTTTCCGAAGACACCGACAAAGACAAAATCATCAATTTTCTTGACACTATCGGAAGAGAGAAAGTAGAAAGTATATTATCTAAAGGATATGACGAACTTGCAGAATACACCAATGCATTCCAACAGAAGATGGAAATGGGTCGTGAAGTAATTGCTGACCGTGGTATTTGGACTGCAAAGAAAAGATACATTCTAAATGTATTTGATTCTGAAGGTGTGAGATATGAAACACCTAAACTCAAGATGATGGGTATTGAGACTGCAAAATCCTCTACACCCGAGTGGGTCAGAGGCAGACTTACAGATGCATTCAAAGTTGTTATGAATGGAACTGAACAAGAACTATGGGATTTCGTAGAGACTGCACGAAAGGATTTTAGAAACCTTCCAGTTGAGAAGATGAGCTCACCAAGAGGTTGTAATAATCTTGAACAGTATTCAGACCCAACAACAATTTACTCTAAAGGAACACCCATACATGTAAGAGGTGCTTTACTTTACAATCATCAACTTAAGAAACTAAACATAGATAAACGATATGAGAACATCCGAAGTGGAAACAAGATTCTCTTCACTTATCTCAAACTACCCAACAAGATGAATGAGAATGTAATATCATACTCAAATGTCCTACCAAAAGAATTTGACCTACAGAACTATATCGATTACGATAAGCAGTTTGATAAATCATTTATAGAACCGTTGACTGCAGTTATCAGTAAGATTGGTTGGAATGTAGAACCAGTTGCATCCTTGGATTCGTTTTTTGGATAAATATGACTATGTATCAGTATAATGTTTCAGTAGTTAAAGTTGTCGATGGTGACACCCTCGATGTGGACATCGATTTAGGTTTTGGTATGTCTTACAAAAAACAAAGAGTTCGTATGATGGGAATTGATACACCCGAATCTAGAACTAAAGACAAGGTAGAGAAACTCTTTGGTAAAGCATCTAAGAAACACTTAAAGAAACTATTAGAAAGTGCAGAATCCATTTCCCTTATTTCACACGATAAAGGAAAGTTCGGAAGAATCCTTGGTGAAATCTATATTCACAATAATATAGGACATCCAACCTTTGAAACTGAAGTCAATGTTAATCAACAAATGATTGATGATTGTCACGCAGTTCCTTACACTGGAGAGAACAAAGACTTAGTTGAACAACAACACCTAGAAAATAGAAAGGTTGTTATGGAGACTGGGTATGTCACTCAAGAACAGATAGATAAGGTGTCCAAATGATTTTATCTGCAATAGACTGTTTTTATATTATATCAATTGCTACCATTTTTGGATTCATCATCATGATGGAAATGCAAATCAAACAAATCAAAACTATGATGGAAGAACACATTAAGTTTGACTGCATAGAAGACCACAAAAAAGACTAAAACCCTCTTGCCAAAATAGTATTCGCACTATATAATAGTAGTGTAATCAAACAGAATGCAATTCTACCTGATTACAACGACAATTTGTAAAATTATAGGAGAATAAATATGTCAAATATTAAAATAATTCTAGGCAATTCCTTTGACCTAGATTCATATAAGGAACCATTCGGTTCCAAATACTTTAAAGAAAAATATCCACAATGTAACTTTTTAGGTTATGGTTGGAGAAATTTATCAAAAGATGACCCTACTAAAGATGACGATTCAAATGCAGGCGTGAGAGCAAAAGGAACTCCAACTGCACATGATTCTTTAGGTCAGTCTTTTCAAATTAATGGTTGGAAAGGAGAATACCGTCCACCCATTGAAGATGAAAATGGAAACCTCAAAGATGGTAGAACTCGTAGAAACGAGTTAATCTATCTTGGTGAAACATGGATGCCAGTTGCAAGACTTAAGTTCAAAGCTGCAGAAAAACCAAACACCCAAGAAAGAGCTTCTATGATAGGAATGAATAATCATGACTTTCATACAAGATACGAAATGTTAGATTTTGTTTCAGCTGTTGGAAGAGATATTCAAGATGGTGAATGTCAATTAGATGAAGATTCAATTAGAACTCATTTGATTGAGGAATATGATATTGAACAATATTTCCACATGACAAGTGGTGGGATAGTTCAAAAAATCATTAATCTAGTATTGAAATATGCAGAAGGTGGTGACGGTAATACTCCAGTGACAAGAGACGTTGTTACTGATTGGGTGCAAAATTGTAAGGGAGATATTAACAAACATCAAATCCCTTCCTCAGTTGCAATTCTAAAAACTGGTGGTCAAAGAGACGAACAGTTAATTATGAGGTGGGTTCTTCCACAATCACCTAAGAAGCCTGAGGTAATATTATACCCAAGTGGTTTATTTGCAGATGACGCTAGGAAAAGTGTTCTTGATTTCATCAGTGATGTCAAACAACATTACAAGAATGTATTCAAATGTGTAAGTGGAGCAATTGACCATCTAAATGTCAAAGCACCTACTGAGGATTGTTTCGATTTGATTGGTATTGTTCCAACACTTGAAACAGAATATCAAAAAAGGGCTTGGGAAGAAAACAGATTATTAACTTTAAAAGAATTCTTAGAAAATTAATCGAAAACTACCTTTACAAAACCACCACCTATGTGTATAATAGATGTATACATTAGGAGAAGTGTTATGTCATTTTTAAAAGATTTAGTAAAAGCATCGGGAAACGAATATGCAAATATCGTTTCCGATGGTGTTGCAGCTGGGGATGTAGATTCGTTTATTGATACGGGTTCTCACATCTTCAATGCACTATTAAGTGGTTCACTATATGGTGGACTTCCCTCAAACAAAATTACTGCAATCGCAGGTGAATCTGCAACAGGTAAAACCTTTTTTGCACTAGGTATGGTCAAACAATTCCTAGAAGACAATAAGGATGCCGCAGTAATTTACTTTGAATCTGAATCTGCAATATCGAAAGATATGATTGAATCAAGAGGAATAGACTCATCAAGAGTTGTTATCGTTCCTGTTGTGACCGTGCAGGAGTTCAGAAATCAAGCAATCAGTATACTAGATAAGTATGCAGAAACCCCAAAAGAAAAACGACCACCTATGATGTTCTGTTTAGATTCACTTGGTATGTTATCAACAACCAAAGAAATTGAAGACACTGCAGAAGGTAAAGAAACTAAAGATATGACTCGTGCTCAAATCACCAAAGGTGCATTTAGAGTATTGACATTGAAATTAGGTAGGGTCGGAGTTCCTATGATTGTGACTAATCATACATATGATGTGATTGGTTCTATGTTCCCTCAGAAAGAAATGGGTGGTGGAAGTGGTCTGAAATATGCAGCCTCATCTATCGTCTATCTCTCTAAGAGAAAAGAAAAGGAAGGTACAGAAATCGTTGGTAATATCATTCACTGTAAAAATGCAAAGTCAAGATTGACTGTTGAGAACAGAGTGGTTGATGTTAGATTATCATACGACAAAGGACTGGACAGGTACTATGGTCTATTAGACATGGCACTTGCATTCGGAGTATTTGAGAAATCATCTACAAGAGTTAAACTTCCAAATGGTAAAACAGAATTTGGTAAGACAATTAACAACAACCCCGAAAAATACTTCACACCCGATGTGATGGAACGATTAGAAACACATGCACAGGAATATTTCAAATATGGAACAGAGAATAGAACAGACGATACTAAAGAATCTGATTCAGAGTGATACTTTTTCACGGAAGGTGCTTCCTTTTCTTAAAGGAGAGTATTTCACCGAGAATGATGAGAGAACTGTATTTGAAGAAGTATATTCATACTTTGAAAAATACACCAAAACCCCAACTGTAGAAGCACTTCTCATTAACCTAGACAATAACACTTCGTTAAACGATAGTGTATTGAAAGGGTCAAAATCTATAGTTAACAGTTTTGGAACCAAGAGTGAGGAAACCCCTCAAGATTGGTTGATTGACGAATGTGAACAATGGTGTAAAGATAGAGCAATCTATATTGCAGTCATGGATTCAATTGAAGTCATAGATAAAACCTCTCAACGTTCAACAGGTGAGATACCCGAACTTTTAAAGGATGCACTTTCGGTGTCTTTTGACACCAACATAGGTCATGATTTTATTGAAAACTCAGATGAGAGATTTGATTTTTATCATACGGAAGAAGAGAAACTTCCATTCGACCTAGAATACTTCAACAAGATTACCAAAGGTGGTTTACCCAACAAAACTTTAAACATATGTCTTGCAGGAACTGGTGTTGGTAAGTCATTGTTTATGTGTCACATGGCATCAAGTCATTTGATGATGAACAAGAATGTATTGTACATTACACTTGAAATGTCAGAGGAAAGAATTGCAGAAAGGATAGATGCAAACACATTGAATATTCCTATGAAAGATTTGCCCGACTTATCTAAGAAACTGTTTGACAAAAAGATTGATAAAATTGCAGAGAAGACAAAAGGTAAACTTATTGTAAAAGAATATCCTACTGCATCAGCACATGTTGGACACTTCAGACATCTATTACAAGAACTTAGTATTAAGAAAGATTTCAAACCCGATATGATTTACATTGACTATCTAAACATATGTGCAAGTGCAAGAGTTAAGCCAGGAAGTGGTGCAAACTCTTATACCCTTATCAAATCTATTGCAGAAGAACTTAGAGGACTTGCAGTAGAGTTTGATGTACCAATTATGAGTGCAACCCAAACAACAAGAAGTGGATATGGTTCAACAGATGTAGAACTTACAGATACTTCGGAATCATTTGGTCTTCCTGCTACTGCAGACTTTATGTTTGCATTGATATCTTCAGAAGAATTAGAAGAGTTAGACCAAATGGTAGTGAAACAGTTAAAGAATAGATACAATGACCCAACCATATTCAAAAGGTTTGTCATTGGTGTTGATAGAAGTCGTATGAAACTCTATGATTGTGAACAAGAAGCACAAGAAGAGTTATATGAAAACACCACTGGTATTGATGATTCTATTCCAGTTGCAGATAGAGGAAGGAATGATGGTCAAAGAAGAGACTACAGTTCATTTAAAGTAGAATAAACGCACTAAATAGATATGTTATTATGAATAAGAGTTTGAACAGTAATGATGTTATTAAGTTAATTCAAGATAAAATTGAGCTAAAAAAAGAACTTCGTACTGCAAAGAAAACAAAACAGATAGATGAAAGTGAAAAAATTGTTAAAAAAATTGCAAAAATAGAAGATAAACTCTTGTCTCAACCACTATCAAAAGTATAAATATAAGTACATAAACTTACACTTAGAGGACTTATGCCAAATTCAGAAACATATCCACAATCATCAATCGATTCAGTGACAACCGAATTGAGCTATTTACAGGAAACACACGATTGGCATAGTAATGTTAATAAAACATACAACCTTGCACTAATTCCTGAAGGGGATAGTGAACGTGTAAGACATTTTCCTGCATCAGGAAGTTTTACAGGAACAGGTAGGCTTGGATATTACACTCAGTGGAGAACTGATAATCCAAATGCAATTGCATATGTTGACGGAACTGATGCAAATGAATCTTTAAATTACAATGTATGGAACGAATTAGTAAATGGAGTTGTTCATGCAACAAATGGAACATGTAAGCCAACTTCTACACAACTAAGTAATATTCAATCCAAAATTGATGAGATGACTACACTAATTGCATACATGACGGACAACGTAATCTCGTAAAGTACCTTTCCAAATCTTATAAATAGTAGACAGGATACACATTTTCGTGTATAATTTACTATATGGCAGTTAAAAATCTACATTTA